GACGGGTTTCTGTAAGCACTGCGTAAAGAACTGGGGAAGAGAACATCTTCACTTGACTTTTCCTCATATAGAGAAGGGACAATAAATTATGGCTAGAACAAACAAAGATATTATTAGATTGCTGCGTATGGTGTTGACCGAACACAAGGACCACTGGGAAAGCCAGATGGGTGAACTACGCAGATATAAGAACGCATACGAAAGTAAGTTCTGGGACGGAGAGATTGACTATGATGATAGTATGATCCGTGTTGAGACTGCTGACTGTTTTTCTTATGTAGAGGGTTTCATCGCAGCCCTCTTCTCAAAGGCACCAGCCGTTGTTGTAGGCGCTGACGCAGCCAACGCAGCAGGTGACCCTGACCTAGCCCAAGAAGCCGCCAACAGGTTCCTATTCAACCAGAGAGAGCAGTTAGAGATCGCTTCACGTCTAGCCCTTATTTATCCTAATGCTTTTCTAAAACTTTCCCCTACCGACAGTGATGATATGCTTGAAAAAGTAACCATCCGTGCTGTCCCTCCTTGGGAGGTTCTGTTAGATAGAGATGCGTCTGGTTGGAAGAACCAACGTTTCTGCGGACATCATTACTATCTTACTATACCAGAAGCCCGTGAACGTTTCGGATCAAAGCAGTTCACGGCAGTTCCAAAGGCAAACTACTTTGGCTCTGGTGGAACATACAGAGGTGGGGGTTCATCTAATGGTTACGGTGAACTAGGTGCTTCCTATGCTGACCTACCCGACGATTACCTTTACATTGAGGTTGTTGAATTCTTTGATATTGTTTATGATAAGATGTATTTCTGGTCTCCCAACTATAAGAACGGTGAAGAACTTTTAGAGAAGTCTATCATTCCTGTTAGAACATATGATGACCGACCACTATCTAACCTGTCCCCACTATACTATGCTCGCAAGCCAGAGCGCCCTATGGAGGGCTTGTCTGCTGTTAGTAGGGTATACGACCAGTTCTATGAGAAGAACATCCTACGGACCTACTGGGCGAACGCTATTCGTAGAGACAGTAGGCAGTATATTTATAAAGAAGGTGCGTTTGATGAGGAAGAACTAGCAAAGATTACCGCTGGTATTGATGGTGCTATGATCTCAACTGACGAGCAATCCCTAACAGGATTGATCCAACCTATTGGTGTTGAGCCAATCTCATCTAACTTTGACCGTTACTTGGGCTTTATTGAGAGCGACATCAACCGAGGTTCTATCCTTGCTCCTTTCAGTAGAGGCGAAGCAACCAAAGCAACAGCCACAGAGATCACAGCCCTAGCCCAGTATTCAGCAAGTGAGATTGGAAAAATGGCGCGAGAACGTGACTATGCTATTGAAACTATCGCACAACTTTATCTTCGCACACTATCCCTTCTAGCAGATGAAGGTGATAAGTCAGTCTTATCTTCCAAAGGTGTAGCAAAGGTTATTACAAATAAAGATCTTCACGGCAAGTTCCGTATCTCTGCTCTTGACCAAGGCAACCAGCCTATTGCTGACGCCATCAAAAAGCAGAACCTTATCCAACTGCTTCCAGTGCTTACCACACTAGGCGTTCCTGCGGAGCGTATGAAGGAAGAAATCATTAGGGCATATGAACTACCAGAAGACTTTTTGAAGACGCCAGAGCCCCAGCAGGAGGCTCCCAAAGTGGGTTCTAGGTCTACGCCTGCTCCCGATGAACTAGACGAAGGTCAACCGACCCAACAAACTACTAGCGCAGGCAACCTTGCCGCATCCCTAGTAGGAACAGCAGATCAAATACAAGGAGAATAATATATGCCGTTTTATGAATTCAAATGTTCCAACTGTGGACACCGTAGCGAAGCCCTTATGAAGATGGAGGAAGCCTGCGGTGATGACTTCACTTGGACCTGTGGAAGCGAAGAGGTTCTTGAAAAGTTCTTTGATCTCGCAGGTGATAGGATTGAAGGAGGCTGTGGTGGAACAATTTACAAGCAGATCTCTTGTCCTGCTAGAACCCCATCACTATGGGGTGATGAGACTGGTGCTTATGGCGTGAATGGTTATTTCTCACAGGCACTAGGAAAGTATTGTTCTCGTAAAGATGAACGTCGCATTATGGAAAGTCGTGGCTTTATTGCTGAAAGTGATCTGCCTTCTGGTTTCTTTGAGAGCGAAACAGAAAAAAGAAAAGAAGTTGCTTTGAAGAAGAACAAAGATGTAAATGAAATTCAATCGTTACAGGAAGGTGGTATGGAGAAAGGAGAGGCTATTGCGAAAGTATTCTCTGCTGAACGTGCCCTATCAGGTGACCTAGATAAAACTTGGGGAGGATCGCATCAAAGTGACGCACCGACTAAAACACCCCCCGCATAAATTAGAAAACTTACCCGTAGAAGAGAAGCCATTGAGGCTTCCCCTTTACATTGATAATGGTATTCATCTGGATACTATTGCTGATAATAAACCCCAACCCAAAAATACAGTCGTTGACTTTACAATCAAACCCAAAGGAGAAATAAAATGGCTACTGATATGATCGTTCTTGGTGGACGAGACCCAGAAGAAGGAATGCTCGCAGAAGATCTCAATCAGGCAGAAGATGCTGATGAGATGGAATTTGAGGCACTTTCTCCCGAAGGTTCTTTTACACCTAAATCACTAAACGCATTAGTGAAGGCAACTAATAAGTTGCTCCCTGCTTTCGGGCAGACCCCTGACTATCCCACATTCAGTGAGGATATTTCTAAATTCCCCACAGACTTCACCCGTATTCTTGCTATGTTCGCAGAGGCTTCTGCCGATGCTGTCGCAGCAGATGCTATTGATGAAGAGATGATGATTGATATTGGTAATATTACCGATGATCGTTCTATCATTGTTGAGGCAGGACGAATTGATATGCTTTCCAAGTCCAAGGACTTCAAGCGTTTCTTGAAGGAACCAGCCCCAGATACAGAAGAGGAAGCCGAAGAGGCACCAGAAGACCCAGTTGGTGATATGGACGAAGCATCTATGGATGCGATGTTTATGGACCGAATGTAATCATATAACTAAAAGGATAATATATTATGAATAATACAGAGACTGTCGTTGAAGACACCACCTCTGTTGAGGCAACTGATACAGTAGCAACAGCAGAGACACCCGAAGTAGAAGCATTTGCTCTTACCGAGGATCTTACTATTGATGCGCTTATGTCGCTTGGTGAGGACGCAGACCCGCTCTTTACTGATGACGCAAACCATCGTGGTATGAAGCCACTACACGAATGGGTAGGACATCTACCCGAAGACGTTCGTAAGCACGTCGCAAACCTTCGTTCGTCTTACACCCGTAAGACACAAGAAATTGCTAATCTACGCAAAGACTTGGAGCAGGAAAGGCTTGCGCTCTCTAACCAGAGGGAAAGCACCTTGAACAATCCAGCATACAAGCGAGCAGTAGAAGTTGCTTCTAACACCGAAGAATTTGATTTATATGATCCAGAAGGAATGAAGCGTGAGATTGAACGTCAGGCTGCCTTACAGTTGAAAGCGATGCTTGAACCTGCGAGAGAAGAACTGATGATGAAGCAACGTAAGATGGAACTTCAAAACTTCAAGACACAGCACCCAGAGATGACTAATGATGAATACCGTATGCCTATTGCTAAAATGCTTATGGAGCGTCCAGAACTAAAACTTGAAGACGCATACTATATTGTAAAAGCAAAGGTAGATGGTGAGAAAGCAACCAGTATGAAGAATGAACTTGCTGCTGAACGTGCTACACGCCGCTCAACACTAATGAAGACTTCTGGTGGAACAGCGACTACGCCCAAGGGAACCCCACAGTTCCGTTCAGCGTGGGAGGCTTATCAGTATCATAAAGCGAAAAACACGAACCTAAACTAATTATTTAGAGGAAACCATATGCCTGCCCGTAAGAAAAAAACAAATATAAGTTCAAAACCCAGCAAAGGAAAACGGTTTTCTAAAACTGTAAAAAACAAAAAGACTGGTAGAACAAAGAAAGTTTCCTACGGGCAGGCTGGTTCCAAGAATAAGTCTGGTAAGCGTCGTATTCAACCTTCTACAAAGAAGGGTGATGCTTACTGCGCTAGGTCTTACGGGATCAAGAAAGGCTTATCAAAGAAGAAACAAAACGATCCAAATACACCGAATAACCTATCTCGCAAGAAGTGGAAGTGTTCGGGTAAAAAGAGCAGACGTTAGACCGAATAACTTTTCTATTTGACGTTTTCTCTATATTGAACGGGCAACCTTTCCCTCCGTCACATTCAACAGAACCTAGTAGGTCACCTTGCGAATACTTGAAATGGTGAAGGATCAACAGATAAATTCTCATTACGAGAACACTTACTTACTAGATAATTCACAAATCTAATTTTCACAAACTAAAAGGAAGAAAATAAAATGGCTATTTCTAATGACTTACTATCTTCCACCCTATATTCTATTCGTGACGGCGAAGTAGATCAACTTTACCAAAAGGTTGCTTTCCTTGACCACGCACGAAAGTCGGGCGGAATTGAATTTGAGGATGGCGGGATCAAGATCCAGCGCCCCCTCTCCATCGCAGAGCATTCTACGATCACTGAACTTCCCACAGC